TTCCACTGGATGGCTCAGAATATGACGCAGACTGTGGACGTCGTTGCAGCCGAAGAAACTGGCGCTATCGATTTGGCTGCTGGTTATGTCACTGGTGCTACGACTATCCATATCAATGGATTGTCAACCTCGACTTCTGGTATCGTTAAGGCTGGCCAGTGGCTCAGTATTAACGGAAAAGTCTATCAGTCTGCAACAACTGTTAACTCTGATGGTTCTGGTGACGCTGATGTTGTACTCACGTATGGCCTCAAAGAAGGTATCTCAAATGCCGATGTTGTGAAGATTTACAACTCTGGCAACTTGGCAACTGCTGGGTATGCAGCAGGATACCTTGGTTACGTCAATGTCGATAATGGCTCAGGTGGATTGCCTGATACATTACAAGTTGGACAAACTGTCTCACTTGGTTTGGTCAATTACACAGTTATCGAATTGGTAACAAACGGAACTACCAAAGACGTCCTCCTGGATCGTGCTTTGGAAGCAGCCGTCACCAATAATGATCCTGTGTTCTATGGCCCAGCAGGTGGTGGTCAGAACCTTGCGTTCCATCGGAACGCGATGACTCTGGCAGTTCGCCCACTGGCACCACCCCGATCCGGGACTGGAGCAATCAGTGCTGTTGTCAACTTGGCTGGAGTACCTATGCGAGTGGTCATCACTTATGATGGCGACAAACAGGGTCACTTGGTCACATTTGACTTCCTTGCTGGTATCAAAGTTCTCGACACCAACCTTGGTGCCGTCTGCTTGTCCTAATTTTGGAGCACCCCTCTTCGGAGGGGTGATTTTAATATCATGCCTGAAGCCAAACAAGACCTTGGTGCTCGGATGGCAACTCTTGAAACAGAGGTTCATGGGATCAAAAGTCTCATGGCAGCGTTGTCTCAAGATATTCGTGCATTATCGGACGGGTCTAAAACTAATTGGGGAACCATTGTTGCTGTCGCTGCCCTTATCCTCACTATGATTGGTGGGTTCTGTTCAACACTATACATCATCAATCAGATGTCAGTAGATCGGGTCGGGGACCGTTTGAATGCAAAAGTTGAAATGATAACGGAATCCATTTCTAGTCTGTCTGGTAAAATTGATAACCATACAGAAGATGGACACCCGCATACAGTTTTGGCGAAATTTGATTCTCAAGTAAGTAGCATGACTGCTGAAGTAAAAGGACTCCACCGAGAAATGATTCTTCGTGACAATCGTGACCATGAGGCTACGGTTATGCGAGATATGATTTCTATATATCGTTCCAGATACGGTGACATTCAAGACATGGAAAGCTTAGAAGTTAAGCGACTGGATTTGAAATCAGGAGAATCTAAATGAGCTATAATCTACGATTCATGACTACGATGCTCTATCGTCTAAAACGAAACTATGGTCAAAGATTGGAGATTGTTTGGCGTACGTCAGACACCGTCAATTGGACCAGTGGAGACATTAGTCGATCCAGAGATTCAGTTACTGTGGATCGTGCGATTGTACTTCCAGAAAAGCAAGAAAGATCATTTCAATACGCTCTAGCTTTTATTGCATCGAACAAAGAATTCACGTATGGCGGATTCTTCGATACAGTTAGACGACTTGTTTTGATCGATGACGCAGACCTGCCTGCTGATTTTAAAATCGAAGTTGGTCACTACATGGTATTTGATAATGCAAGATATGAAATCCTCAAAGCTGATGATTTTCATAAATGCTGGTTTGTAGAAGCCAAGCAACTTGATAATGCAATACCTCACAATGTGGTCAAAAAACATATGCACTCAGCCTTATCATTAGAACAGGAGATTACTAATGAATGATATACCTGAGTCCATTTACAGATCAATGATGTCCAGTTTGAATACAGCATTAACAGCTTATTCCATCTATTTTGATGGGATGCTTCCCAATGCAGAACAACCACAATCCGGCCTAGAGATTCGATTCAATGGGCCGCGAGCGTGGCAAGAAAGTAAAGGATATTGGCGATACTGGGTTGAGATTAACGTCTTGATCTACCATAATATTTCAACCAATATACTTGAAAAGCATAGGATAGCTGGTGATGTCGTGGCCGCACTCAAAGGGCCATTTCTGATAACCGATGGGGCAACGACCGTAGGGTGTATGCGCATCAACATGGATTCCCGTAGCGGTATCCGTGTGAACCACTTCGGTGGTCCAATACGTCCAGATGTGAATCTTGAACAATCGACGGTCGTGGCTAATTACACTATGTACTACGAGGAGACTTAAATGGCTCGTTTTGAATTACGGAATGCGACCGTCCGCCTTATTGACGGGTATTCCAACACTGCTGCGGTAAATGACACCCTTGTTACGGGTGATACTGAAATGGATATCGATACTGTTGTTGGTGTGGACCCTACCGGGGATGGAACGGATACTGCAAATAAGATTATCCCATTGTCTACACGGTTCACAGTTGTAGGAGACACTGAGGAACACACGGTTACAGCCGTGAACTCCAATGCAAGGTTGACAATCGACCTTGATGGATCAACAGGTGGTACATTTGATGTTACAATCAATGGCGAAACTGCTGCTACAATTGCTTATAACGCAATTGAATCTGTTATTCAGGCAGCAATCGATGGCCTTGCTACCCCAGTTTCTGGTGACTTTGTTGTTGTCAAGAGTGGTGATGATATCACAATCACGGCACTCGATGATGGAGCATATGAAGACCTTGCTGTTACAATGTCAGGTTCCCTTGGGTCACTTACTGGTGGCTCGTCGCCAACAGCAGTTCAAACATATGCTGGAGCAGTATCGTGGAATCTCACGTTCACTCCAGCTATCTTGACTGCAACAGGTGTTCCCGCTGACGATGCAATTATCACAATCACTGGTCGAACTTTGTCGATCAAAGTGGGCGATGGTAATGCGAACTTCACGGAAAACCGTGAATACAATTATGATCTTGACCGAGGCATTCTTGATGCTGTCCGCCAAGGTAACGATATCCCAATGGACTTTTCATTGGACATGGTTTGGGAAGAACTCACAGCTATTGCTGGAGCAAGCACTCCAAAACCCGAAGATGTACTTCATCGCCGTGGACCCGCAGCAGTGTGGAAGAGTTCTGCGGCTGACCCATGTGAACCTTACGCAATTGATGTTGAAATCGAACATGCTCCACCGTGTGGTAGTACGGGAGCCGAAGACATCACTCTAACTGACTTCCGTTGGGAATCACTTGATTACTCAGCACAGGATGCACAAGTATCGACTTCGGGACGCTGTAATGCTACTTCAGCATTAGTAGCTCGTGGATAAATAACTCTGGGCGGGGATTGTCCCCGCCCTCTTTTTGTATAAGGAAAATTGAAATGAAATTACAAGGTCGCGTATTTGAAGCACCTAACAAAGTGCTGTGTGTCCTGCCTCGTGGTGAAGAAGAACCCATTGTCTTTGAGTGTCAAGCTATTTTGGACTTCAAACCATTTGATAAGCGATGCCCATTCCCAAAAGCACCCCAAAAACAGACTAAGCAAGGCTTAGTCTACGACACAGAAGATACAGAATTTCAAGACAAGATTCAAACTCACTCAGACCGTCGAGTTGCTTGGATGATTTTAACATCACTGAGTATCACAGAAGGGCTTGAGTGGGAAAAAGTCAATATGGCTAAGCCTGAGACTTGGGTACTCTGGGAAGAAGAATTACGTGATGCTTTCTTCTCTAATTTGGAAATCATACGTATTCAAAATGCAGTCTTTGAAGCCAACTCACTCAGTGAGGTTGCGATTGATGAGGCCCGTGCAAATTTTATACGTGGTCGGGATCAAGCGTTAAAAGAGCTAACATCCCCAAGTTCAGAACCCAACTCTGGGCAATCTGGCGAGCCTGCGAACGGTACGGAGTAAAACCACCCGGTGTCTATAACACTTGGGATGAAATGTCACCATATATCCAAGCTCATATGATTGCGTATGACCAAGGTCGTCAAGACGATGAGGCTCGTTCTGTCTCAAGCATATTCGGAGGATAAATCATGGCAAAACAAGGATTTCTAGGCAGCCTTGCTACTATTACTTTAAATAGTAAATTAGCAAGGTTGGCTATTGCCTTACATGCAGAAACAATAATGAAAGATGCCATCTTATGTTGGGTTAAGGAAGCTGAGCAAATAATCCCAGCCTATCAAGGTGAAGCTCGCGGATCAATCCAACCGGCTGCTGACATTGTCAATTACACAGTTAAAGACTGGGGCCAAGTATTTAATACAGCCCAACGCGATAATAGAAAGCCACTTTGGGATCAAGGTGCAAGTAAATCGAGTGCTGATTTGCAAATCAGTAGACTTCGTGGTGAATACATTTTTAAATGGCAATCCACTGTCTACCATTTAGCCGTAAATGAAAATGCCAATGTGAATCATCAGATGGGCTACCGCTTAATCAATCCAGGAGCTTATGACTTTCGATCACAGGCAAATGCCGAATTTGAACGATGCTTGAAAGCGTCAATTGCCAAGTTCCCATTGAGTTCATTAATTCTAAAGAACCTAAAGGTTAGAACGGTCAGGATAGGATGACAACTACCAATGAGTTGAAGTTTGAGATTTCTCAAGCAAACAAAAGTATCCTACTCCTAACTCAAACCTTTTTGGCTTTCTCTGACACTATTGGGAGGACTCAACGAGTTATCAAGGGCTATAACAGAGAACACTCAGACCTCGGTCGCAATCTTTCTGGTAAAAAGAAAATCGATGAATTATCTGCTGCCGTTGCTAAAATGAACGCAAGATTCACTGATACAGCAACAGCTATTAGACATGCTAAAATAGCTATTACCTCACTCGCAGCGGTTAAGAATAAATTCCAATTCCAAGGAACCTCGGGATCAAGTGTATTTCAAATTGATCAGTTTGACAAAGCCATCGAAGCATACCAACAATTAGTCCAACAAACGAAAATCGGCAAAACTAAGATTGATAGAATCTTAAATAACTTGACTGGAAGTTATCGAGGAACTAGCCGACAGATTCGTAATGCATTAGTCGAGATTCTTACTGCTCAATCCAAATTAGCTGGACCAAGTGGCTTAGCTGCTAAGGAACAATTAGAAGCAATCAATCCTACGATTTCAAAAACCAAAGACTTGGCAAATGGTTTATTGTTGTCATGGCAGTCTGTTACTAGAATCTTTATTAGTCAAGCTATTTTCCGAGCTTTGACGGCAATCAACACAAAGATTCGAGAATCAGTCACACTTTCCCGTGATCTTGAAAAAGCTATCGCTGAAGTTAGAACAATTTCACCTGACGAATTAGTAAACGATCCGGGCCGTATTCAGAATTTTACTCGGAATATTTCTGAGACTTTTGGGATCGATCAAGTTGAAGTTGCTCGTGCAACGTATGAAGCATTCTCTAACCAAGTTGGAAATACTGCTCAAGCTTTTGCATTCTTAGAAACATCTGCTGAGTTTGCGAAAGCAACCCTCACAGATTTAGCTGATACCCAGGACTTGCTTTCTGGTGTCTTGAATGCTTACAACTTAGAAGCAAATAGTGCCGAACGAATCTCGGCTCAATTGTTCAAAACAATTGACTTAGGCCGTGTTCGCGGTGAAGAAATTGCTAATACATATGGTCGTATCTTACCCTTAGCTAAACAATTAGGTATTAGTTTTGGTGAAGTTAATACTGCTCTTGCTGTGACAACTATTCAGGGTGTCAAAGCAGATACAGCATTGACTCAAATTCAGAATATCATGAAGGGCTTAATTAAGCCAACTGATGCTCTGAAGAAAAGATTCAAAGAATTAGGTATTGCTAATGCTGAAGTTGGACTCGCTACTTTCGGTCTTGGTGGTTTCCTTGGAGAAATCACTAAAGGAACACAAAGTACTGAAGAAATCTCGGCATTCTTTGATGACATTCGAGAACTTCGAGGAGTACTCGGTGTCTTAACAGATGATGGTAAAGCCTTTGCTAACACCTTAGTTGAAATCGAAGAAGCAGCATTCAAATTGGATGACAACTTCAACAATGCAGCAGAAGCAGCGGCAGAATTAGTATTGGCTACTGAGACTGAGAAACTTGAACGAGCAGAAAATGCTATCAGAAATATCTTTGCTGAAGACTTTGGCTCAACAATTGTAGTTTCTCTGAACAAGTTAGTCAACTTGCTTGGCGGTGCTGAACATGCAGCTAGTCTCTTAGAGTCTGCACTCATTGGTATTGGTACAGTTGCCGTAGTTGGAATCGGTGCTCAAGCTGCTGTATCTCTAGGTAATCTAACAATTGCCTTAACAGGTGCGACAGCAGCAGCCAATGCTGGGGCTGCTGCACTTATTGGATTACAAGTCGCTGCTGGTGGTATAATTTTAGGTGCTGCACTTGTTGCACTCTATAAATTATCACAAGCTGGCGAAGCAGCAGACTTATCCTTAGAGAACTTGAGTGATAGATTCGGTAAATTAGATAAGGTTTCTCAAGCCTATGCTGAGGCATCAATTAAACGGCAACAACAACAGTTAGCACTGAATACAGCAATTCAAAGTCGAATTGTAAGTGTAGCACTTCAGGGTTTAGCTAAACGACAACGTGGTTTAAATGATGTCGCTGAGACTGCTGCGAAAGCAGAAAAGAAAATCACTGAGAACTTAAAGAGTCAGGTTGATGATCGAGTTAAATTGATCAAAAACTTCACTGATGATTTAAAAGATGCGTTCAAAGATGCTCAGAAAGAAATTCAGAAACTCGGAGAAGATAGCCGAGACTTTGAGTTTAAAATCAATCAGGGTAAATTTGAACGCAATGTCTCAGCCACCGATGATCCTAAAAAGCAAGCAGCATTACTTGAACAACGGATCAAAGATTTACAAGCTGCCTCAGCTAAAGCCCTCAAAGAGGGTGACGGCGACTTTGCTAAGCAATTGCTTAGTGAGGCAGCAAGTGTGGCAGATAGTTTAGCTTCTATCGGGAACAATAGACTGATTGCTGAGCGTAGAATCAATTCGATTCAGGCTCAATATCTCGATGTCAATAAGAAATTGCAAGATCAAGAAAAGGATAAAATTGAAAGTATTAGAAGTCAGGAAAACTTGCTTAAAGCTCAAGTAGCTCAAATCGAGTTGATAGCTGACAAATTCAAGGATGTGCTTAAAGAGTTTGGTGACGATGGTATCTCTTCTGAAAAACAATTAGAGATCATCAATAAATTGACTGCACAAGGCACCATCTTTGAGGCGGCTATCAAAAACTTTGCGAGTAAGGGTATTCCTGGACTCGGTGAAGAAATTGATAACCTTAAAGAAGCTTTTCGAGGCTTGGATGGTCAAGATATTGAACTCAGATTCTTAATTAAGGAAGGATTATCTGCTGTCAAGGCTGAACTCGACAAAACAGTCTATCCTATAAGACTCCAATTTGAATTAGCTGACTTAGGTGTTGCGAGAGGTCGGGATCAACCCGCCAACACTGCTAAAGCCTTGGCTCGATTATCTGAAGAACAGAGAACTAATGCTGAAGTCGCTACTGGCTTAGACGCTGCTTTGAAGTCACAAGAAGATCGACTCAAAGAAGTAACTAAGACACTCAAAGAATTCAGAACGGAGGCTTTACGGGCATCGACTGAAGCTACCAAGGCAAATACCAGTGGTCGGCGTGGTAATACATATGGTGCGCCGCCCAAGGCTGCAATTGATAATACTAAGAAAGCTAAAGAACTTGTTAATCTTGCGAAATCGGCCAATTCTGTTATTGATTTAGTAAATAGTGGTGATTTTGAGAATGCCGTGATTCGCTTAAATTCCCTACTTGAGAAAAAGCCATCAGCACAGTTAGGCAAGGATGTATCCTTAGTTCTTGGAACCCTAAGAGATCAAGTTAAGAACTTAAATTCTGAGAATGAAGCTGGTGGTATTGTTGCAAAAATGAGAGTAGCAAGAGAAGAAGCTGAAGCACTTGAACTTCAAATAAATAGTATTGTGGCTGCCTTACAGTCTGAAGGTATTGTACCCCTTGAGATTGAAATCAATAACGTGGACGCACAAAAGTCTGCGCAAGAAACTTTAGAGATTCTTCGTAAATTCTATGAAGCTAACCCGATTAACTTGCCTATCAAGACTGTTCCGGTCACACCGGCACAACCTCAAGGGCGATCACGCGGAGGAGTAATTTACCGGGCAGACGGTGGCTTTGCCCCCAAGAGGGACAGACACCGTGCCAGCAATGTTATCTCCAGGTGAATATGTTGTAAATGCTAAGTCTGCTAGAATGTTTCATGCAGAATTGCAATCAATCAATTCAGCGAGGTCACCAATGTACCGACAACAGGGTGGTCCTGTTTCAAATAGTACATCTGTTGGTGATATCAATGTCAATGTCAATAGCACTGGTTCCGTAAATGGTCGGGCTGTAGCTAAAGACATTCGTAGAGAACTCCGACGCAACTCTGTCCAACTTTAAGGAAACAAAATGCACAGTAAATTAAAATTCAGAAACCCTATGCGTATCCAAGTGGTTCGCAAAGACAAGATTATTCATGATTTTGAAATCATGAATGGTATTGTAGATGCGGGATTAAATAAGTTGCTCGGTGTCGCTTTTGATGCTGAGACACAAATTGCCACATGGTACTTAGGACTAATTGATAACATCGGATTTGCTGCCTTGGCTGCTGCTGATACAATGTCCTCCCATGCTGGTTGGGCAGAGAACGCAGACTATGATGAAGCAACTCGTCCAGAGTGGGCGCCTGCCGCACCTGCAACACGAGCCATCTCAAATACCACGACAGTTGATTTTACAATCAATGATACCATTACCTTAAAAGGTATCTTTGTTACCAGTAACAGTACGATCAGTGGCACAACTGGTACACTTTGGGCCACCGCAAACTTTTCATCAACTCTTGATCTTGTCACTTCTGATATCCTCAAGATTACCTACACAGTTAGTGGATAAACTCAGAGCCTCACCAAATGGTGAGGCTTTCTTTTTTGGAGTAACCTATGTCATTTTACTCAGGTGTTTTTCAAGCAGATACAGGTACAGGCAATCAAGCCATCACTGGGCTTGGATTCCAACCTGATGTTATAATCATATTAGGTGTGGGCTTTAGTGGACTCAATACATTTGAAGAAACTCGCTGGTGTCAACTATTTGGTTATGCTGACTCTTCTACACAGTATGGGTCATCCTCACAACATA